GTCCAGAGTGGGCGGGAGAGGTTGTTCACCTCCCGCTGGGTCACCACCAATAGGTGTTGCCCAAACGGCCCCCTAAAAGGGCTGCTTCCACCCGAGCTTGATGCTGACGCGCTCGGGGCGTCCAGAACGCTCCAAATGCTCTGTATCAACGCTTGCGACGTCGATCGCGAGGCTTTCCCTCGGCTCGGACAAAAGTCCAAAACCGGGGCAGGGATCTCGCAGGAGACACTTGAGCAGGGCACCGGTCCCCTCCAGATGATCTGGAGGAGATTCGGCGATCACGTAGTAGCCCTTAGTCAGGGGGCTGTGATCGTATCGGTCAATCGTCTGGAATTGATAACCCAGACAAGACTGCCTGCCCAACAACGGGGATGAGGGCGCCACATTGGGAAACTCTACTAAGAGTCCCCTCAGTAGGTCGTCCATCATCGCAGCTGAGCGCCAGAGACCAGTCCAATAGAACTGGTTCCTGAGCGCCACAGCAGCTATAATCCCGTCTGCGTCCTGCCGTCGTGTCGGGAGCATCTGACGAACCTTGACGATACTAACGTCATGGCCGTCATAATACTCTCGTCCGCAAGACTCCCTGAACCTTCCGGTCCAGTAAGACTTGCTGATGTTAACCCGAAAACCAAAATTCTCGAGTTCATCAACGACGGACAGCACATTGTCTCTGGGGACGATCAAATCGTCACCAAAGACGCGCACCTGCTCGCGATACTGATTGACAACCAGCTCGCGAGAAAGTGGAGCACTTAGCTCCCTTTCTATCCCCATGAGGATCAAGGTCAAGAAGACCATAGCCTCGAAGGGGAAGCAGAGAGCTGAGCCCATAGAGGCGTACTTGGCCAGGCGAATAACGCCATGACCAGGTACATCAGCCTTACGGGACCGTGTTGCATCGACCGCCTGGAGCAATTCCGGGAAGTCGGACAACATAGCCCTTACATGCTGATTCGAGACACGATCGGAAGCTTCGCTCAAATCGAGCGTAGCGAGGTCCCCGCTGAGGGATCCCTCTCGAGCCATAGACCTATTAGGGTCTTGGTCATCGAAACCGATCATGCGGGAGAGGAGACTATCCTCTTTGACCGCATCGAGGATCGACCTAAGAATCGCCTGCTGTGCAAATTGCATGGCAGACGGCTCTATGGCGATGATCCGAGGTGACTTGAGCGTCTTAGGTACGGTGATCACCCTAACGGGAATCTCCGCACCGGGCTCGAGGAAGGTAGTATCCCTTTCCACTTCGTCATAGTAACGACGATTTGGTATTAGATACTCTTCAGCGGGCATCACTCGCTGAAGTCGGGTAGTCCAGGTTCGCATACTAAACTTAGCATTACTGCTGAGTCGGTCTGCGACAGCGCCTGGACCATGCTTTGGCCATAGTCTCGCGAAATGGACATCTCTGTCCACCTTTGCAAAGACATCGGCAAAAAGCATGTCCGACACTCGCTTGAAATCCTCCAGATAAAGAGGATCAAGACGGGCATCAGATTCCCGAACCTCCTGCTCACATTGAACAAACTCTGACATCGCTCGCCTCTCACGACGCGGATTTACAACCCGCGTAGACGACGACTTTGATAGGCCGTCATCAGGGAGGGCGATCTTGCTAAACATCAGCGTTAGCTGACGCAAAGCATAGATTGCTTCGATGTCAGGTTCGTCCAAAAGCGCACCACTACTAGAGTCGAACACACGTCCAAGGAAACCCGACAGAAATGCCGGGAAACCAGTACGACGCTTCCTCCCAAAGGAAGGAGCGTCAGAAGGGACGACGAGACCTTGGTCAAGCCACTTTTGGGTAGCTTTTCCAAAGTCCGCCAGGGTAATCGCTAAAAACGACAACCCCTCGTGTTCAACTCGACGCAGGACAGTGTTTATGTCCTGCGTGGCGCTGGTGCAGCATCTCACTGCCATTTCATGAGCAGTGATGGACCAGAGTGACGTCAGGCTTTTCATGTTCCC